CCGCGCCGTAAATCTGCCGACGAACGCCATCGAAGAATCCAGCTATCGTCGCCGTTTTGACGTTGGTTCCGGGAACTTCCGTTCTGGGCTTATATGTTGCTGTCGAGAGAACCAAACCGCAAGCCGGAAGATAGGTAGTTGCCCAAGCCGGTACGTTTGTCCCATCGTATGCCAAGTCAACCGAGAACGTAGCTCGGCCACGCCTAGCACCTGGGATAGAAGCAAGACGACCAAAACCGCCCTGACCTTGCCGCTCTTGCATCTCGAATTCTGGGTTGATTACAAGATCATACGCATTGATCGTGCAATCAGCCGCCGCAATCGTTTCTGCAGTTCCAGCTGTCGCTTCAATCTTTCCGCCGAGAACTGATTTCTTACGCAGTAGCATATTTGTCCCTTCCTAGTATTTCGTTGGCATCCTTCACGGCCTGCCTCATTTTCGATCGTAGCATACCTTCAGCGTTTCGCTTTGCTATTTCAAACGCTTCGCGATCGACGCCTTCAATCTCTTTAACCTTCAAGTCTTTAAGCTTGACGATTGGGAATCGCTTTCGACCGGCTCGCCGGTAGATGTTGCCTCCAAGCCTTGCTATCTTTGGACCAAAAGCACTAATATAAGTCTCGGAAACCATACCTCGCACAAGCTCGATTTCGACACCTTCTGGAGTCTGCCTGGCCTTGAACGCCGCAAGAGGAACCGTCGCTGAATCGTCGATCTTAAGTACGGTTTCTTTCTCAAGCGTCCTGTCGATCGTGTCTTGACTAATAAACCAGGTCTTCATGGCCTTTGCGGTGTCGATCGCAACAAAGGTCTGGATCTCTCGATTGGTCCTGTACCTAGCGGTATTTACAACCTCTTTGTACCGATCGCTGAAAGCCTTTTCGAGTCCGTCGGCGTAGTTGATAATACGCTCCTCGGCTTTCTGTGCTTTTTCGATGCTTGCCGCAATATCGAAAATCATCTTTGCACCGTCGGATCGTCTTCGGCCACTCGATAGGTAACAAGTAATTGGATGTTGCAACCGTCTAGCCCACCGTCGGACATAAACGGCCTGTGCTGCTCAAACTGCGATATTATCGCGTACCCTCCCATAGTATGCCAACTCGATGCCGGCTGACATACGCACTTGCGAACATCCGACGCGAACTGGTTCATAAGCGTACCAATCGCGTACGTTTTTCGCTCGCTTGGCATCATGTGAAGCCGGATAGTGAATTGCTGTGCAATGGCAACCGCTGGAGGATTGCCAGGACAAGACAATTCAGGAACCGGACTTGCAATGCCCTCGGTCAAAATGATCTGCCGATCCTTCGGCGTGAAGTTGGCAAATCTTGTCGGCCTGACGACTTCGGAAATGTCGGTAGGATAATTTGCAGTATCTCCCACCATCGCACTTAAGCGATCGTAGAGCGTATCTGCAATGTTCTCGATAACCGCTAACGGCACTCAAGCACCATCATTCCTTCATCGTGTTCCAGAATCCTCAAAATGGATCGCCGCTCTGCCGGCTCTCCAACCCTCGGAGATAATGCTAATTCATCACCTCCAAGGTCAATTTCATCGCTTGCGATACCATCAGTTTCGTCATTGGCAACGTAAACCTCAAAAACCGGAGTGTTTAAGTCGCCTTGACTCTCTGGGAGCATGACCGCATTGGACCGCACAACCACCGCATCGATTTTCCTCGACCGACCGTTCCTTTTGTAGTAAACGATCGGCTCTGCAAAATCTTGGTCGTTGGCGAATACCTTCTTGGCATCCTCCTTGATGAGATCGTGAAGGCTCATCGGTTATCGCTTGCACTCGACCGAGACATAATCAACCGTCACGCTGTTGACGTTGGTCGATGCAGTCTTGCTGATCTGGACAAACGGTTGAAGCGATCCGGTAGCAGCTGCCATCGAGAAGGTCGTGGTCGATGCAACCCGCTGGCCGTCAACGTAGAACTTAACGTCGCTCTTGCCGCCGGTGAAGTCGATGACGAATTCTTTGTAGGTAGCCACCAACGAAACGCCTGATGCTTTGTCGTCGTTGTCGGTCGTTCCGTCGTCGGTTTCACAAACAATCGCATTCGAGCCGGCAAGCTTGAATTGTGCGTTGTTGGCTGTTGCGTCGGTATCGTCGTTCCGAGCAGATTGCAAGCCGAAAGCCAAGGTAGTAGCCGCGTTGAGCGATGCCACCGTCTTGACGATGAAAACGGCTCGCTGAACGTTGTCGATGTCGAAGCAAAGCCTGTCGCCGAAGTCCAAACAAACATTCTGGATTTCGTTGGCATTGTCGAACGTCAACGCGATTTCGCCGGTAGCCGATGGGCTTACCGAAGCATAGGTTGGAGTGCCACTAGACGAAGTGTCAGTGATCTTCCAATTGCCTTCACCAACCGTGGCCGTGTAGGTCTTGCCGCCGAAGAAATCATCCTCGAACTTGGCATGGTTAACAAATCCGCTCATGTCTTATTTTCCTTTTGTGTTGTGTTGTCGCTGTCAAAGAAAGCCCTGGCCATTGCCGACCAGGGCTGTAGGTCAATCAACCGAACTAGGTACGGTTGCCGAAGATACCTCGATGGTCGATCACTGCTGCGGCCATCGATTGGCGAACGTAGTAGTGATAAGTGTCGTTGTCCTTGTTCCATTCGGACTCAAGCACTGGGGCTTCTTCGCCGTTGAGGAACGTGATTTCGACGGTATCGACTTGAGCGTTGTCGGCGATCGCATACCAGTTGGTCGCGCTGTTCGCATCGAGCAAAGCAGTAGCAACCACTTGCAGAGGACGAACGCCATTGACTCCGTAGATGTTGACCACGCCTTCATTGCCGTTGCTTTGCGCGTAGGACTGGCTGTTGACGATTTCCAATGCGGTCGCTGCGTATGCTTGAGGGACAAGCAACGTGCGAGGCGAAAGGTTGAGGTAAACGTCGCTGCTGAGACCTTTTTGGAGGCTCATCAGTTTGAAAGCTTCGTTGAAGGTCGTAACGCTTGGAGCAGCAACCGAAGATGCAGTGATGTTAGTGCCGCTTGTGTGCGATGCACTGAACAGAGCGAAACCGTCGGCCATCGTTGGGTTGGCAAGCAAAGCATCGTAAACGACCTTCTCTTGCGTCCTTCGTGCTGCGTTGCCGTGCATCGCTGGGATGCGGGACAATGCGTCAAGGTCGTCGTTAACAACAGTTTCCCAAGAGACCGAGAACTTCTTGCCGAACTTCTCAACCTTGTATGATCGCTTGGAATCTACGACTTGCCCCTCAGGATATGGAGCCCCTTCGGGAACCATCTCGAGATTAGGAGATTCTCCGAGTTGGATTCGGTTGATGTTTTTGAAGTCATCGACCGACTGAGCTTGACGAGCCCACAAAGACCAAGTGTAAGGTGCTTCCTCGTAAGCTGCCCTCAAGGTCTTGCTAGCTGCATCGAGCAGAATGTTTTGGAAGCTTCCGGTCGTGTGATAGGCTTCCATAGATCGACGAATGTTGAGTCGATTGAAGGCCTTATCTTGACCCATCGCCATTCGAGCAACGTCGGCTCGACTGTACTTCTCTGGGTTGATGCCCATGCGTCGAACGCACAACTCAGCAAGCCGATAGATTCCGAGATTCTTGAAATCTTCCGACCCTGCTACTTGCGGGGCTTGTCGCTTGACAGTCCCTTGGAAGCATCGCTGGATCAAACCAGCCTTGGCTGCCGCTTCAAACTTGTCATGCTCCGACTCGGTAACGCGAACATCGCTTCCGACAGTCTGTCCGATTGGGGAATTGCTCATCTTTCGGATGATCCTTTCTTGAGCGTCTTGCACAGAACATCCTGACTCGACCAGTTCATCCACAAAGGCACGCTCGACCTTTGCTAGAGTCCCCGCCGAGATAATTGCCTTGCGTCGGTCGTCAACTGCTTTGAGCTGTCTTGCGACTTCTTCTTGTACCTTCTCATCCATTCGCATTGCCTCATCTTCGGGCTTGCTTTCTTCGGCCCTCGCCATTTCTTCGGATGGCTTTTCGCCCTCCATCAATTCAACCTCAAGCGATGGCTTTTCCATGTGGTCTGCCATCCACTTGATGATTTCCGCCGCATCGGTCATCCCTTCTGGGAGACCAAGGGCTTTCAACTGAGCCATTAGCTCTTCGTTCATGCCTGCCTGCCTTTCTTCTTGGTCGTATGACCGTCGAACCGTGGAATTTGGATCTGCGCCCGTTGCACAGATCGACGCGTTGTGAGGTTCCCAAGCGGTTACAATTTCCGCTGGCCCCTCGATCACCTTGCCTTGTCGGGTGGTGTATTGTTGACCCTCTGCGACGTAGACCCTTGCAAGGATCTGAGCATCGATCGAGAAGTCGTTTAGATGGCCCTCGTTGTATCTTGTGGCCACAATTTGAGATTCTTCGTCGGATGCAAACGACGCATCACCAACGAGCGAACCGTCTTGAATCGAGATGTTTCGGATCGAGCCGAACACGTTGCGAACCGTCTTATCATTGTGAGAATCGACGATTGGTAGTTGGTTCTTGCCGTTGCGGAATTGCACGCCATCCATCAGCAAGACTTGACGGATCATTTGCCGACGCTCTTGATCGTAAATCTCGATCGGAGTCTCGGTTGCGATGACCGCTTTTCCGTCTTTTGGTGCTTGAAATGCTCGCTGGATCTTTGGCACCGAAGCGATCCTTTCAACCTTGTCTTGTGATTCCATTTGTCGCTTTACCTTTGCTGACCAAGACCGACCCGCATCACCGCCCCAAAGAGCCCAAGCGATCCGACCCGCTGAAGGAAATCCTTTTTGATCCGGCTTCCATCCTTCGCCCTGCTTGTCAACTTCGTGACGAGCAAAGTAGCTGACCATGCGTCCGATGGTATCAGGACTAATCTCTTTGCCGTTCGACAAATCGCGAGCCCTAGCAACGCCAACAGGAGTCCCGCCGCGATTGTGCTCTCTACGCCATTCAAGGCCCTGCTTGGCTTCTTCTCGCACGCCCTCGGGAGGTGTAAAGTCGATGCCGTCGTACTTCGCCCTCTCGATCTGTTCCGATGCGTACAGAGCCGCGATCTGATCGTTAGCGTCGGCCTCGCTTGCATGGCATCCCATAAGCTGACGCTCGTCGGACTTGAACACGCCCCAAGGCTTAGCGATCGGGCAAGCCGCTGTAGTCTTTGCGTCATAGGGCATTAGCCACCTCGCTAACGACTGCTTGAGCCTCTGGAGGTGCTGCCGATGCCGATTGAGCCGCCGAGATTGCTAGCTGTTGCTCTTGCGGAGTCAGCAATTTCAAAGTCTTGGCCAATGCTTTTTCTTTTGCTCGCTGATAGAACACAGCACGCCATGATTTTCCACGAGCCCCAAGTTCGGCTTGGTATGTGCTCATGTGAGATTCAATCGCATCCTTAGCCGCTGCTTGCTCCGACTGAGGATCGACCCATTCCCATTCGGGTGTCATCCACTCAACAGGGGCAAAAGTGCGACGGTCACTCAGTAGCTCGCTGGAGGTGGGAAACGAGGGTAGGGAACTGAGTGCCGCCGCGTCGAGAAAAGCATCCCAGATTGGCTGTAGCAAATGCCGGATCAAGTATTTCTGCCAACATCGGAACCGACGACGATCTTCCAATTGGCTCGTTCTTGATGAGCTGTAGGATGTCTGGCTGTAGTCCCTTGCCACCGTCTCATAGGAAAGCCCTGTACCGACTGCGATCTGCCGAAGGATTAAAGCGATCCAAGGCTCCGCCGCTGAGTTAGGACGGCCTGGATTGAGCCCAACAACATCCTCGCCTGGCCGTAGGTTCATCACCATGCCCGGCTCGACGTGGCTATAGCTGTTGCCTGCGTCGTCAGTGTTGCCGACTCCATCGGGCTCGATCAGATTTCCAAGTGGCGTATCAGTCTTGATTGCCACCGTGAAACAACTTGCCACAGCCGAAGCTTGTAGCTCGTTGTCAAGATAAGTACCAAGATCACGCACCGGAGTGACCACCGGAGCAAACCAAGTCACGCCCCGCGTTTGGCCGATGCGATCTTGCCTGTATAGGTGCATGATCTCATGGGCGGGTACTCGCTCGGGAGTTCTGGTTACTGCGTAGGGTTGCAATGGATGATCCTTGTAGATCCAGTAAGCAACTGGCCTACCAAGATCATCAACCTCGACCCCGCGAATGATTCGATTGTCACCAGCCGGAGTCAGCCTTGCTGCGTAGTTGTCCTTGTCCCCCGCAAGCCGGTCAGCTTCGATCAATTCGAGAGCCAATGGCACTGGACGATAGATGCCCCGATAGACCTTGCCAGGCGTTCTAATGAGCCGTACAAGCACCTCACCAGCCTCGACCATCTCACGTTGGCAAATAGCCTGGATTTCGTCGAGAGTGTATTTTCCGTTTACGTCACAAACTTCGGCCCACTCCGACCAAATCTTATCCCGCTGGTCGTTGATAGATTCGATGTCATCGCCTGCCGGAGTCTCGTATTGGCTTTGAGCCTTGATGCCACACCCAACCACCGATGAGACAATGGTATCAACCACGCCCCATGCGTAAGCATTGTTCCGCACCAAGTCCCGAGCCCATGCCCGAAGCGTATCAGCCCCAAATGGCCCTGACAGCTCCATGTCCGCTGGATTATTCTTCGGCTTGCGACTCGATGAGATTCGCGAAGGTTCGGCCCCTGTAAAAGACCTGAGCACCTTTCGAGCTTGAGCCCT